CGTATTAACGCATCTTAGCACAATAGGTATGACATGTCATATGTATTAACACATGTTAGCGTCGTATGTATTAGCACACGTTAACGATCCATATTAGCTCCATATTAGCGCATGTTAGCGCTCCATATTAGCACACGTTAGCACCGTAGTTAAAGAATTAAAAGATGCGCAAGAAGGCGCTAACATAGTTAAAAAAAGCACGTATTAACGTTTGTGTTTTTTTTCTAACGATACGCGCTAAAAAAAGCTAAATAGGGCCCCCTGGCAAGGCCCCCCCTGGCCCCTTTCTGCCTCAGTAAAATTTTGCCATATTTTTGAAGTTATCAAGCTTTCTCGCTAGAGAATCGTAACATATCTACTCGGTGGGTGCAGAAATAAAAACTTTTCGCTAACAAGTCTAGTGTCTTCGCTGAGAAACAATAAGAAACAATGTAAACAATGTATTGTTTCTTGCTCTAAGGCATACCTGCCATGCCTTAGGAGTGCGGAGAAACAATAGAAACAATAATAAAGGACTTTAACCCGATTATAGAAACGGACTAAAACGGAGAAACAATGAGAAACAATAGAAACAATACATTGTTTCTCCGTAACGTGCTGGGCGCACTCGATTTAGATGCCGAGAAACAATAGAAACAATAATATATAAGATCTTTAATAAATGAATATTATTGATATATTATACATAAATTATTGAATAAACACCTTTAGGGCTATATGGGAATTATTGTTTCTATTGTTTCTCCGAGGCCTTTTTGGCTCCTAAGCCACTGAGTTAGAAGTGTATAAGCGAGAAACAATGATTATTTTTATTGTTTCTCGGTGTAATGTCAACTTTTTTTCGTATATTTGTATCGGACTAGGACATGTGTTCTAGCGATAATTAAATACACATAAAAAATGGAAAATAAAGATAGGATAATGGACTGGGATGGGGAGCGCTATCCATACGATCCAGGTGAGGCGGGTTACTGGCAAAGAAGGGCTAGAGATGGGCAAGAATATTTGACCAAACCAAGGTCCTTATCAAGTCCACAAATGCTGTGGGAATTGGCATGTTTATATTTTGAAAGAGTAGACACGACTCCATTGAAAAAGAATGACTTTATTAGGGGTGGCGAAAGAGCTGGAGAGACTGTTTCAGTTGACGCCGCTAGACCTTACACGTGGACAGGTTTTGGAGACTTTTTATTTGAAAAAGGAATTGGTGGAAGACGTGTTGTAGAAAACTACCGACAAAACACAGGCCGCAAGTATGACGAGTACATTGAGGTTATTTCACAAATTGAACAAGTGATGTACACTAACAAGTTTGACGGCGCGGCTGTAGGTACCTTCGCTGGCACAGTAATGACTAAAGCCCTCGGTCTTGCCGACATAGTGATTAATGAAAATCGCAACCACGACATGGGCCTTGACTACAGTAAGCTATCAGCTTCTGCACTTGAGGAGATTGCAGCACTACAGAAAGAGCAGGATGAAAAAGACTCAACTAAATGAGGATAGACAGCAATAAGGCAATAGCAGAACTCTGTAGGCGTTCCTTTTTTAGGTTCGTACAGGAGTTCTGGTCTGTGGTAATTCCGGAAAGCCCTGTGTGGAACTGGCATATAAAGTATCTCTGTGATGAGCTACAGTATCTCAACACATTTGTGGTTGCCCGGAAACCCAAGCCTTATGACTTAGTGATTAACATTCCACCTGGCACAACCAAGTCAACCATTGTAACACAGATGTACAATGCGTGGGTTTGGACGGTTGACCCAGCGCAGAGGTTCATTGCCACGTCTTATGCACATACACTAGCTTTAGCACAGTCTATCAAGACGCGTGATATTATTCTCAGCGATAAATACACGCTCCTGTTCCCTGAAGTTACGCTAAAGAGTGACCAATCAGGCAAAGGAGACTTCCGCACAGATCAAGGAGGGCAGCGATTCACCACTTCAACGGGTGGTACGGTGACTGGAATGCACGCTCACCAGATTATTATCGATGACCCAATAAACCCCTTGCAGTCAGCCTCGGAAATAGAGAGGAAAAATGCAAACAACTTTGTAACTAGCACACTCTCCTCACGTAAAGTGAACAAGGAGATAACACCAACTATTCTGATTATGCAGCGATTGCATGAGTCAGACCCAACGGGGGAGATGCTTAAGAAGTCAAAAAAGATAAAGCATATTAACCTCCCAGCGGAAGACAACGGGAATATTACACCTAAGGAACTTCAAAAGAACTATGTCAAGGGCTTATTAGACCCCATACGGCTCAACAGGGAGGTCCTAGATGAGGCGAAAGTGGATTTAGGTACATATGGCTACGCGGGGCAATATGGTCAGAATCCGGCGCCCCTAGACGGTGGTATGATAAAACGTAATTGGTTTGGCATTATTGACTGGGTGCCAGAGCACGCTAATCTAACCTGGAACTTTGTAGCTGATACAGCATATACGGAGGATGAGGCAAATGACCCTAGTGGCTATATAGCCTTTGCTAGAGTTGGAGCCAATTTCATCATACGCGCAGCCAAGATGGAACGGCTAGAGTTTCCAGAGCTTATGAAAGCCCTACCTAAGTTCGCTAAGGCTAATGGGTACACCCGTAGATCGATGTTGGAGATTGAGCCAAAAGCTTCTGGTAAGTCACTCGTACAAACACTACGTAAAGAAACCAACCTTAACGTAAAAGAAGGTAAACCACCAGCTAAAGATAAAATATCTAGGGTGTTCGATAGTTCACCAACACTAGAAGCAGGCCGTGTAAGACTCATCAAGGGCCATTGGAACGAGGAGTTCCTGCAGCAGTTGTGCACATTTCCCAATGCCGCACACGATGAGTACGTAGATTGTCTCACAATGATGGTTGGCAAGTCTAAGCGCAATCGCAGAGGTGTTACTAGGTCAAACTAGAAATAATTTCAACAATATAGCAAAGTGTCATTTATTTTACCTATATTTGTAGCATTATTAATAATTTTAAAGAACTAAAGATATGATTTGCACATGCCCAAGAGCGGAATCTCTACCAGACATTCCCATATTTGAGTGCCCAGAAACATTTGGTCAGATACAAAAGGTAGCTTTCCAGGTATTACTGGTACAAACGGAATAAAAAACAAATTTACGACTACGGCAAGCATTGAGCTAAAAGCTTCATGGACGCCATTTATGGTGGCTACGGTAGCACTAAGATAGTCATGTCACCATACATACAAAATCCAGAAGCGGCAGGAGGTGGACCCCGCATGTTTGGCGGTGGAAATGAAACTCTCGGTGGTGTCGAAGAAGTTGTTGGAACAGAGCCAACACCATTCACAGGAATATTCCGCAAGGTACCTCAGGCGGCCATTAAAGTGCTTAAGCAACTAGGTTGTGAAGATGTAGGTGTATATCTAATTGACGAGAATGGGGCAATAGGAGCGATCAAGGGGGAAACAGAAGGAGACTTCTTTCCAATTCCGGTAAGGTCATTCTTTGTTGGCGACAAAACACTCGGTGGGTATGACGCACCAGACAGCAACGTTGTTCAATGGAACTTCTTACCAAACTGGTCTAACGAACTTAGCAATGATTTATCCTACAGACTTCAATCCATTGACAGATTTGAAAGGGGTTGAATAATGACAAACAAACCAGTAGAATTAATTTGCGGAACACGGCGTGAGACTTTTGATAGATTTCACGCTACCCGCATATTGACGTTAAGAAACAATGGTGGCTGGGCACTTCCAAAAGACACAGAATTTACATTCAGCAGGAAAAATGGTATTAGACTTAAAGCAGATAAAAAACGCGCTCGAGACACAGAAGAAGTCCGGGACGATAAACAGGGCTAAGATACACCAGGACCGCATAAGATTTCATGCGGAGACCAGGATATCTAGTACTCTATCGTACGCTGGAACTAACTTCTTGCGGTGGGTAGAGTCGTTAATACCTAGTGACAAAGCTAAAATATTCAAGGCGCTATTTCAGCAGCCTGTTAAAACTGCAGAGCTCACTGGCATAATCTTTGACAAATTAAGCAGAGTTTTTGACGGTCGCAATCCAGCTTTTAATTACCAGTTCACTAGTCCCGAAGATAGGGATGATTGGGAGTATTATCGTCAGGATGTTCTCAAAGAACCGGCAATTTGGCAAACAGACGGATGGGAAAATTTCAAAACAGAAATTAATTCTGTACTTGTTGTAGACTTGCCAGCAGAGCAAAGCGGTGATAAACCAGAACCTTATTTTTACTGGCTACCAATAGATCAAGTTATTGATTACCGGGTTAATGATAAAACTCAGAATATGGAGTATATCATATTTAAGCAAGGCTTTAACGATAAAGATAAAGAGCAAATAGCTGTTATAGATGATACATCATTCAGGGTATTTACTGTTGAGTATGGGGATATTATAGAGGAAGTTTCTAACAACACACACGACTTGAATTATTGTCCAGCTAGGTTTTTTTGGAATGACCCTCTAACGCTAGAAGAGCCTGATATTAAAGTACACCCCTTATCAAAAGTACTAGAGTCACTAGATTGGTTCTTGTTTTTTCACACATCTAAACGACACCTTGATTTGTATGGTGCATATCCTATATACTCAGGTTATGAGTCAGATTGTGATTATAGCAACACATTGACAGGTGAAGAGTGCGACGGTGGGCACCTAAGAAACAATGATGGCAACTTTATGTTTGGCGCAGATGGTAAATTACTAGCCTGTCCCAAGTGTGGTGACAAACGTATTGCTGGTGTTGGATCTTTTGTGACGGTACCAGTACCGCAGGATGGTGAGGTTGACATGCGTAACCCAGTACAAATGCTTATAGTAGACAAGTCAAGTCTAGACTATAACGTACAGGAAGTAATGCGTCTCAGGGAGGAAATTATTAATTCAGTTGTTGGCGTAGATGGTGGCGTTGTTAATGAGCAGGCTATAAACGAGAAGCAAGTTAACGCTAACTTCGAGAACCAGAGCACAATACTGAACAGAATAAAAAAAGGCTTTGAGGAAGCGCAAGACTTTGTGGATGAAGTAACATGCAGACTACGGTATGGTAACACCTTCCTTTCAGCAGACATTAACTTAGGTACTGAGTTTTATGCTGTGGACCCAATGGAATTGCGTAAGCGCTATGCGCTAGCAAAATCAAATGGAGCTAGTACAGCAGAACTGGACGCAATGCAAGGGCAAATTCTAGAAACAGAATACAGGCACAATCCTCAGCAGCTACAAAGGATGTTAACACTATCACAAGTTGAGCCTTTTACACACTTTTCGCTAGACGAAGTGTTTAAATTGCAAGAAAAGCAAATAATTAGTCAAATAGATTTCGTTATTAAGATTAATTTTACTACATTCGTATACAGATTTGAAAGAGAAAACGGAAATATCATTGAATTTGGTATAAAAATACCTTTTAGTGAAAGAATAGAGGCAATTAATAAAAAATTTAAAGAATATGCTAAACAACAGTTATCAGACATCGGAACTGGATTTGGTGAGCCAAGAGAACTACCAAGTACCCCGGGGGGAGGAAAGTCACTTCCACGCAAGGATTGAGCGTAAGCAATTTGACGCTAGTACTGGCAATCGCCAGTCAATTCCACGCATTCAGAAATTTGAGTTTAAGTCTTTTAAGGCTACGCTTGCTAGTCTTAAATTGCAGGGCTACACAGTCGACATTCTGTACAATCCTACGGATTACGTAAAAGAACAACTGGAGCACAAGAAAGCCTACACTCAGAAACTTAGAGATGATCGCTACAAAGCAGTGGCGGATAAGCAAGCAGCAGAGCGCGAAACCTTGAAAGAAGAGTTACGCAAAGAGCTTGAAGCAGAAAATAAATTAGCAAAAGACACTAAAAAGTTACCAGCTAAAAATTCAAAGGGTTAGAATTATGGCATTAACAGCAGATACATTAAAAGCAAACGAAATACTCTCAAGCTTAACCGCTGAGCAGTTAACAGCAATTACAAATTTGTCAAAGAACGACGAAGATAATGTAATTGGATCGAAGGTTGGAGAAATACACAGGCAGTACGATGAGACAATACTCAAGGCTACGGGTATAGATAGAGATGGCGATGAAAAGAGCTACAAATACTTAGAGCGTGCGGGCGCAAAGCTAAAAGGACAGGCTGCAAGCGTTAGCACACTAGAAGAGCAGGTGACTAACTTGAAAGATATGCTTAAAAAAGGTGGCTCTGACAAAGAGCTTAAGGCACAGCTGGAAAGCACAATTGCAGAGCTAGACCTCACTAAGACACAGTTTAATGAGGTGCAGTTAGCTTTAAAAACAAACAACCAAGACCACGCAAGTAAGTTGTTTGGTATGCAAGTAGACTACGAAATAGGCCAAGCAACGTCGGGTATTAAATTCAAACCAGAGCTTCCGGAAAGCGCTTCAAAAGTGCTAATGCAACAAGCAATAGCAAAAGTTAAAGGAAACAAAGCTGAGTTTATTGACGATGGCGCAGGTGGACAAAGGTTGGTGTTTAAGAACGAGGCTGGGGCCACGCTCAACAACCCTAAGAACCAACTGAACCCGTATACGGCAGCTGAGCTTTTAGGCAATGCGCTGAATGAGATGGGCGTTATTGATGAGGGTAGAAAAGTGCCAGGCGGCGGAACAAAGCCACCAGGTGGCAAAGGTGGTGGAACAACAGTAGATGTAGCATCAGCTAGAACACAGGTTGAAGCAAATGCTTTTATTGCTAAGCAATTACAAGGGCAGGGTTTAGCTAGAGGTACTGCAGAGTACGACACTGCAAATACTAAAGCGTGGAGTGAAAATAAAATTTCAGCTCTACCAGAGAAATAAGAAACACAAGGGCAAAGGGTGAGCCTAATTTATATAACTTTTAAAGAATAAAAAACATGAGCTTAATTGCAACACGTGTACAAAACTGGAGAGTAGACACTCCGGAATTTGACAAAAACATGACCCGCCCAAGTGAGTATGGTGCGCTTGACTTTTTCGTTAGCCAAACGGATTCGGGACAATCATTTGTAACACCAGATCTGAAAGCAAAAGCGATGGCCTCGATAGGTACTACGCTTCAAATGCCTGCAATCAACTTTGATGCTGGTGTAACTGTGTCTAATCAGCGCCAATGCGTTATTGCAGATAGCGAGAATACATCGACCTTGCATACTGTAGTGTTTGCTACATATGCTATTGGTTTTACTATGGTGCCTGCGCTATACATGAACAATGATATTTCATATCAGCATGACTTTCGCAGAAAGATGGAGAAAATAACTCGTGCAATGGCCGACGCGCTAGACATAGCAGCTGTAGCGGCCTTAGAAGCGCAAAAAACGCAGGTATTTGAAGATTTACTCATTTATGAGGCTTCTGCAAACACATTAGCAATTCCTTGGGACTTGCGTCAGGAGATTTTTGGTGACTTAAATCCTATCATGCGTGCAAACGATTATCGTGGGCCTATTCATGTAATTGGTAATGCTGGTGTAGATAGTATGATCCGTAAAATGGACCAACTTGGTACATACAACGAAATCAACAAGCAATTAGAGTTTGCTGGTAAGGCTTTCCACTTTACTAACAACGTAACTAATGCTATTGACAAATACGCAACAGCCTTTGCGGTTGAGAGCGGGCAAGTTGGCCTATTGACTCGTGCTGGACGTGAGAACATCCTTGGTACTAAGTCAAACGACCATGAGTGGGACATCGTAAGAATGCCTATTTTGGATATGCCGATTGATACACATTACTACACCGCTGTTGGTGACCAATCAGCTATTGCTGGTGAGTCTTCTGCAGATATGACCTGTAATGTTAAAGAGCACTTCGGCTTTGCTGTTGACGTAGCTTATTTAATCTCTTACAACAGTAACTCTGCAACTATTGCTGATCCAATTATAAAACTGGATATTGCAAAGAGTGAAGCAGCTAATCCAGCCGCAAGACCAGTAACAATTGTTAACGGCTTAGACAATCCAATACACACTTTGCCTGCTGTTTAAGGTAATTGACATGTAAATAACTTAAAAGGGGTGGGGTAAAAAATACCTCATCCCTTTTTTATACATATACAAATGATAAGAATTAAGGACATACAAGATAGGCTAGCAAGCGTTGTTGGCTGGCAACAAGCGTACAACCCGGAGAGACTTATTGACAGAGCGCTAACTACTACCGAGAGTGGTTTGTACTTTCAAGGAGCGCACCCGCTTTTAACACTTGAGAATATCGAGTCGGCTATGCCTGATGACTTTGAATTGCGCTACCCTAAGTGGAATACTATTTTAAGGTACGAGGTAAGAAGCCGTGTAGAGCATAACGGTAAGATTTATATTGCCAAGGAAGAAAACAATGGCGTAGAGCCGGAGATATCCGACTTTAACAATGACTTCTACGATGGCGACTTTGGTGGGGCCTGGGCTGGGTATAACATAGTATCAGACTATCTAGAGCAAGAAACGCTAAAAGCTATAGCAACAACGATACAGCGCTTTTTAACTGAGCAAACGCTAGAGCGTGGAACGCGTGACATACTGCTACAGGAGCGCTTTTATGACAACCCTAGTAACACCAACAAGATGGCACTTACTGGAAGCACTTGTGGTTTCTACATAAATAACCAACGCTCACTAGGCGTAACAACTAAGCTAGATAGAGTTAGTTTACAGTTCAGTGAGCCTGGCAAAGTTAAACTATACGTAGCTAAGAGCCTTTCAGAGGCCCCTGTTCGAACGATTGAGTTAACCTATACAAATAGCCAAGATAAGCCTCAGTGGTTTAAACTAGACAACTTGTATCTCTCTGGAGATAGCGAATGGGTTGTTTATTATGAACAAGCTGAATTAGAAGGAGACATGCGTGGAATGATAGGAAATTTAGTAGGACTTGAAGCAACAGCACATATCTGCGGTAATAAGAAATTCCTAGACGTTCAGCCAATTAACTCAGACCATAAAGGAGCAGGGTTAAATTTTGAAGTTACAGTTGCTTGCGACTTGTCAGACTTTATAATTGACCAGAGGATGATGTTTGCCAATGTTATACAAAAACAAGTTGCAACCACACTCTTAAGAACTATGGCCTTAAACCCAAGTGTCAGGGTCAATTCTAATCAATCAAACGTGAGCCGTATGGACATTCTATACGAGTTGGATGGTAATACCAATGGGTATAGGCCAGGAGGTCTAGGACACGACCTAAAAGCTTCATACAACGCGCTTAAATTGGATTTAACGGGATTGGATAAATATTGTCTTACTTGTAAGCGTAAAGGTGTAAAATATGGTGTAGCATAATGGAAAATAACCTCTTGAAACTTAAAGACAATATACGTGAGCTAGGCGATGACCTTCCAGATGTTCTAGCTGATATTATACGGAACAATGAGCATGTAATTCTTGATATGAATACGCAAGACCAGTTGTATGAAAGAGGCATTAACCGACTAGGTGTAAGTCTAGCTGATTTTGAACCATACGCGCCTTTCACGCTTCGTATGAAACAAATGACTGGACAGCCAACTGATAGAGTTACACTACGTGACACTGGGGATTTTACTAGGTCATTCTACTTAGATGTTTCTAAAGAAGGTTTTGAAATAAAAGCAGCTGATACTAAAACCAATGAACTTGTAGCCAAGTATGGTAAACAGATTTTTGGTTTGACTAAAGAGAACTCAGAGGAGCTAGTAAAAGAGTATATTATACCAGATTTAATGAAACACTTAAAAAAAGCAATAGATGGAGCGGATAAGTAAAATACCGGTTATTAATAACCCAGCGCTTATAGACAAAGTCATAGCCGATGTTCAGACAGGCTTAGCCCAAAATCTGGGCTGGTTAGACCACGCGTTTGGCCGGGCCCAAAGGCTAGTGAAAGAAATAAATAAAAAAAAGTACCTTATTCCCGGTGTCTATTCCGGAAAAAAGAACTATCTTGACGTGTCACCTGATTCAAGGATAGGCAACTTCTCATTTTTTAAAATCGATGACCCGCAGTCAATGGACTGGGACCCAAAGATTAGAGGTAGAATTGTTGTTGATTATTCACTTATATTTTGGGTTGATTTACGGAAAATACCCGGAACCGAGGGACGCAATACTGAGATAGTAAAAGCCGAAATACTAAAAGTATTAAATGGTGGCTTTCATTTAAGATCAGGCAGAATAACAGTGTCTAGTATATATGAGCAAGCCGATAATATTTACAAAGGCTATACAATACCCGAGATTGAAAACCAATATTTAATGCAACCATACGCGGGTTTTAGATTTAAGGGCAAATTAACAATTAACGAAAGTTGCTAACTTCTCTGTTGTAGCAGGCTAGCCAGGGTGGAACCTCTAAGCCATTTTGGTTAGCCATTTTTTTATACAAACAAAATGAAAAAAGTAAAACTTGGTAATTACAAATTAGAAATGTACGATTCACTTGATGAGTTACCCATAACTAGATTTCACAAATACAATAAGATGCTATTGGTGGATGCGGGTGTAGGTTCAAACATTGGCGATTTTGATATGCACATTGAAAGAGCAATTAGGTTTAGCAAAAGTAATCCAGAGATAGTCCGGCAAGAGTTGGAGAACCTACGGCAGAGCGTGTATATGATACAAGAAGAGCTAAACCCGGGGCACTTAGCTTTTTGTGCATTAATAAAGTCAATCAATGGAAAAGACTGCACAGATATAACCGATGAAGGGCTAAAAGCAACACATAGAATACTCTCCAGTGTGTATAACAATGAAATGGACAAGCAACTAAAGAAAGCTAAAAAAAAAATCGAAGCGGACTTAAACATGTACTTTCCAGAGCTTTTCGACGACGCAGACACTAAAGAGTATTATGACTTACTCTTGAAGCGAACACGCTTGACGCTACAAAGTATTCATAGCGATGAAGATAATGAGGAAGTAATAGATAGCTTAACTACACAGATGTTGTTGCATAATGCGCCTAAAAAGTTTTATGGAACAGATAGTGCCGAGATTGTATTTGACAAGCAGTTTGAGGAGATGTGTTTAGGCATAGCAAAACACCTAGGAGTTGACGCTAAAAAGTACACAGTATTAGAATATTATAGCGCATTTGAATATATGAAGAAAGATGCAAAAAAAATAAATAGTAATGGCAGAAAATCAAAGTAATTGGAACTTTAAACCTATCGAAGATAACTTCCGCGCTATGGCCGACGCGATAGTAGGTATTATTGATAAGCTAACAGATAAGCTGGCTGGTATTTCTAAAGAAGCTAAAGACGTTGAAAAGTCTTTGGGAGGGATGTCTGGTGCAACTAAAGAAAACCAAAAAGATATGGAAGAAGCTGCTGAACGCGCAGAGCGTTTAGCGAAAAAAAAGAAAGAGCTAAAGTTGCAGGAGCTGCAGGCCACAAGAGCGTTAGCAGAAGCAAACCATATAGCTAGAGAGAATGCGCAAGTACAAAAACTGCAGGCTCAAGTGGCTGGCAGTTTATCAAAATCAATAAATGCGTTAACTGCGCAATATAAGCTGAATGTCATTGAGCTAAAGGGTATGAGTAAAGCTCAACGCAATAGCAAAGGTGGTAAAGCGATGCAGAAAGAGACAAAAGCCCTTAGTAAAGAAATTAGCGGCTTAAACAAGTCTATGGGGGATTCATCAAGTGCATCCAATGCATTTACTGGCTCAATCACCAGTATACCTGGTCCTGTTGGAATGGTAATACGAAGTGTTAGGGGCCTGGGCGCTGCTCTTATGATTTTGCTAAAAAATCCAGTGGTTGTAGTTATCGCGCTAATCGTTGGGGCGTTAGTAGGTCTATATGCGGCATTTACGCGCACGCTTGAAGGTACAGAAGCTGTACGAGCTGTTACAAATACGCTAGTTGCAGTTATGCAAACAACATTGAATGTCCTATCAGAAATAGCCTTAGCAATATACCGAACCGTAATTCCAGCTTTTAAAACGTTTATAAATAGCGCTAAGCTTATTGGCAAAGATTGGCAAGCACTCATGCTGGAAATACAGATTGCGTGGGATAAGCTATTTGGTGGTTCCAATAAAGTTGAGGAGTTACAGAACGAGCTTAGTAAAGTTACCACCGAGACAAACAAAATAAAAGAAGAGCAAGTAGAACTAAACAAAACTCTTAAAACCGGTTGGGCCGATGCTATAGCAGGCGTATTAGGTTATGGAGATGCATTAAAAGATAACTTAAAAAAAGGAAAAGAGAAAACAAAAGCCGAGAATGCTGCGCATAGAATGCAGGTACGCAATTTGACTGAGAATGCTAAGCTGGAAGCTGAAGGCTCGATGTGGCGGGCTAAGTCGGAGGCCATTCGTAGATTTGATGCTGTAAAAGCTATTGAGTATACAGAGAAAGCGTATGCTGCGCGTTTAAAATCATTGGACAATACCCGCAAGGAAATGGTCCTCAACGAGAAAGCAGCCAAGGAAAAAGCAGGCATGGATGTGTTAAACTGGCAGGCGCAGATAGATCTAGCTAATGCTACTAAAGCTAGAATGGGGGCTACCACTGCCTTGTTTAATAAAGAAACCGAAACGCACCGTATGCTTAACAGGATGCGCACACAGGCTGCTGCGCAGGCCAAGGCTCGTACGCTTGCACAGTTAGATATTGAAGCTGATGGGCTGGAGGAGATGCTATCAAATAACCAGGCTATAGTAGACAATACAGAGAGTACTATAGCTGAGAGGCAGGGCGCTCTTGAGAGAAATGCAATACATGAGCGAACCATGATAGAGCAAAAGGGTGAGGCTGAAAAGGACTTTATAAAGAAGCTCGAAGAATATAAGGTTCTTAGCGATGCGGATAAGATACTTAGAATTAACGCAATGGATGCTAAAACCGGTGAGTTGTTATCTGAGCAGAGGCAGAGGCAGTTTGACGAAGAGGCCAAGATTTTAGAATCACACGATAAACACTGGGCAGAAAAGATAAGAGGCTGGGAGACATACTGGGAAAAAGAGTATGCTATGGAAATACGCCGTGTAGATATTATTGCAGACATAAAAGATCTTGAGATAGATATGATGCAGAAGAGCGACGCAAAAAAGAATACGTTGAGCCTAGAAGCTGAGAAAGAAAGACTAGTGGCCTCGGTTGTGCTTGCTGAACAACGCAGAAATCTTGTTGGCAAAGAGAAACAGAAAGAGATTGATGAGGAACTAGTTATGCTAGACGTGTTAATTAAAAGCATAAATCACAAGATAGGCAAGGCTAAGCAAGACCACGACCTTTGGGACATGCTCGGTATTGATATGGACGACAATAGAAAGCAGGGTATACAGTCAGCTACTGACTTTGCTATATCACAAGTTAATGCTGTTCTGGACGCCAAGATAAAAGCCGCTGAGATAGCAGTACAGCTAGCGGATAAAGAAATAGCCGCAGCCCAGAAATTATTAGATTTCGAAATGACTGCGCGTGCTAACGGGTACGCAAGTAACGTAGAATATGCGCGCAAGGAAAAGCAGCAAGCCGAGAATCAAAAAAAGGCTGCTCTTAAGGAGCAGGAGAAGTTTCAGAAAGCGCAAGAAAAGATACAGCTTGTTCAGCAGTCAGTAAATCTAGTAACAGCCTCCTCTTTAATATTTGCCCAGATAGGTAACCCGTTTATTGCTATTCCATTGATCGCTGTGATGTGGGGAGCTTTTGCTGCGGCTAAATTAGAGGCTTCTAAAGTAACAAAACCAAAGTCAGAGAGCTATGGGGATGGTACTGTGGAGCTACTACAAGGTGGATCGCATGCAAGTGGGAGTGATGTAGATTTAGGAACTAAGGCCGACGGAACGCGTAGAAGAGCGGAAGGCGGTGAGTATTTTGCTGTTATAAATAAGCGAAGTTCCAAGAAGTTTCGCAATGCAATTCCAGATGTAATTAACTCGCTAAACAACGGGTCTTTTGTAGATAGATATGCGAATACTTTTAGCGGCGCGGAAGGTATGAATTTTAGTGTTCAGCAGCCTAATTTTATTAACCTGGCACAAATTGAAAATGACTTGAGAGACATTAAAGAGCAGCGCAGCAGAAATAGCTATATTGACGCACAAGGCAATATGGTTGAGCAGTATAAAAACTTAAAAAGAACAGCAAGAAGATGAACCCAGTATATAAATTCTCAGTAAATGGCCATGTTGTAAATCCTCTATATAAGCAAGATATTTCTAAGGAATATACTATGGAACCTGGGCAGCAATTTTTCAGAACTACACTTAGTGGTAACTTACGTTTTTTAGGTGTCGACTTTGAATGGCTTTCCGCGCAAAACATAGAAATTGCATTTAATCTGTATGTTGAAATAAGCTATGACGGAGGTGCAAGCTCTGTGCCATATTGGCAAGGTATATTTTACAAGACTGATGGTAAATGGGACTTTGATAATAAGATAGTGGAGGTTAAAGTTCACCCTAAAGATCAGTATACAGAGATATTAGCAAACATGGAGAATGAATATAATTTGTTAGATTTATCACCTGGCAAAGAACACGTACTAATAGATAAGCGCCCGATACTGCAAGTATACTTACCTGGCAGAAGCACTATCGATAACTTCATGGGAGGAACTACGTGGAAACAAAACACGATAGTGAGTCCTACAGACCACGAGGCTATACAGCGTGACTTCATATTTGCTAACCCTGTAAACTACTATACTTCAGAGGTAACAAATGCTAGTATTGATTCTACAGAAGTTACTGGAACACCTACAATATGTGTTGGGTCATACATGCAAGATACTGAATTTACAGACTTAGGAGACTATACTAAACACATTAGTATTGACGGTGTAAAAATTATTGACTCACAAAACGACGCAACTTACCGGGTCACATGGGAAGAGAAGATTAAATTTGATTACGACTTTAACAAAGAGATAATAATTAGAGCTGAGGCTAATGTGTATAGAGGAGATGAACTATTTTTCACTAACGAAATCACCATACAAGAAATAGAAAATGTGCCTTTTATAACGGTGTACGCTACTGGAGGTATGACACCCACTACAGGAAGCCTAAGAGTGTACAGACCAGTGCAAACAAAAGTTTATCAAAGAATAATAACGGATAAGTTTGTATCTGATGAGCTTACTCACAATATACCAAATGAAGATATTGTAGCCGATAATAGAAACTACCGATACGCATCAAGATTTGGTAACCCATCGGTATTAGTATCAACTAGAGCTAGCATAGCCCCTACTAAACACGGTAAAAGGCCAGATGGTTTATATTATGCGCAACCAGTTACCCCCATAGGTGCTCCAGCAGAAACTAAAATGTTTCCAATAGCTAGCAGCGAGTGGGGTTATGGTTCTATATGGTTCTATTATGACCCTATTTGGACCTTTATGGACCAAGATAATAGAAAAGAATATGTTATGAAGGATGCTATTTCTTTGTCTAGCGCCATAAGTGCTGTATTAAGAAAAGTAGATCCAGAGTTATCGTACGCTAATGATGTTTTGCATAGCATACAACTATCTGGTGAAGACTCTATGTTTATAACTCCTAAATCTAATATTACGGCAGGTGCATATACGCTAGCTGCGCGAAAAGCCCCAGTAAAGCTAAAAATGCTTTTAGACTTACTTATGAATATTTTTCAATGCTATTGGTTTGTAGAAGACGGACGGCTTCGTATCGAGCATATAAGCTGGTTTAAAAATGGTGGCTCTTATAGCCCAAACTTTCAAGAAATTAGCTATGACTTAACCAGCATGCTAAATACTAGGAATGACAAGTCTTGGGCATTTTTAAGCAACAAATTTGAGTATGATAAAAATGAAATGCCCGAGCGCTTTGAGTTCAGCTGGATGGATGAAGTGTCAGAAGCTTTTAGCGGATTTCCAATTGAGATGCGTTCTAAATATATACAACGCGGAAAAATAGATAGTGTAAATGTTTCTAACTTTACAACCGATATAGATTACATGCTTGCAATACCAGAAGATGTTAGCCCAGATGGTTTTGCTTTTTTTCAAGCAATTCCAGACTATCAAACAGGTGCATACAAGATACCTTATACAAATTGGCAAGCAACAGTGCTACAAAATGGGGGCTTTAGCTGGATTAACCTGCATAATAACTACTGGCTAGATAACTTGCCTACTAGGAAAGTAATAGTAAATGGCGAAGATAGGTATTTGGTGTGGGGTATGCAGCGGAAGCTCAAACAGTCGGTAACCTTTCCAACATTATATGACCCAGACCCACTTAAATTAATAAAAACCGACTATGGACAAGGTCAGATTGAAAAAATAAGCGTATCTTTACATAGTAGAATCGCGAAAGTAGACTTAAGATATGACACAGAACCTAATGAACAGCCATAGCGTATTACCTTTTTATGGCTCTATTGACCAGCAGGCGCACAGAAGAGATTACGCGTACGGCGCAGTATTTCCACTGATAGTGCCAAGTAGCTCCTTTATACCTTTTAGGCTTACTGGGACTACCTCTGGCGATAGTATTCTAGTGAAAAACCTAAAGGGGCAAACAGTTAAAGACGTAACGTCTTACTTTCCAAGTGTCACTAGTGATACATATGAGTCACCTGGGGCTGTGGCTTTAGGCTTGGCCCAGGGGCAGTATTACCTACAGCTAGGTGATAAATACTCAGAAGTTTTTAATACGGTCAATAACGTATCTGAGCATATTAAAGTAGACTGGTGGAGCGAGGTAGACTCTTTCAAAAACACTATGTACATTGACTCCCAGCTAGGTAAGCCAGAATATCCGTTTACTGAGGAGGGAGAAGATCGCGATGGCTTTTTCTTTGCAGAGAAACAAATTTCCGAGAAGACTTATAAGTTTACCTTCCTTTCTCCTGAGTATGTGTTAGATGCTCTGCGGCTTGTAAGTATGGCCGATTACATCGAAGTAACAGATAGGTATAACATACTTCATAAGTGCGACACATTCCTTATAACGCCTAAGTGGCAGACACAGGGGAATATAGCGAGTGTAGAGGCAGAATTCCAGACGGCTACAGCTATAAAGAAGTTGGGGCTAGGTATTCCAGGGCTTGCTGGTAGTGGCCCGGATTTTCAATTTGATGATAGCGAGTTTCAAGTAAATTTATCTGTTAACACAGTTAATTCAAGTACGCCTAATAAAGCCATAACAGAACTGTTTATATCTGGTAGTACACTTACCGCTAAAAGAGGTTTATTGCAAGTAAAAGATATTGACGGCCTTACAGAAATGCTAGCCAATGCGCTAGATAAATACTTATCAAAAATAAATGATGATACAGCCAAAGGGAAAATAACATTTGAAAAAGGATATCAAGTAGGCGAATACATCCCAGGTATGTTTGGTGGAGATATGGACGAACATGCCAACCTAGTGGTAGAATCTGTTACCGCTCGTGGCAAAATGTCTGCACCCGAATATCAATTTAACCATGTGACCGTGATTGGTGACGAATTAATATTGACCGAATCAGGCACAATTGAATCCGTCTTAGAAGTGGAAGGAGAAGATAGGGTTTATCTTTGCGAGATGCAACTGGAAGAAGGTGAAGTCACAGCTTTTCAGGTAGGCGATCTTGTGAAAGGTATATTTCACGAAGGTTTTTCTTTTCAGTCATCATTTATGCGTGTCCTAGAAGTTGGTGAAACTTTCCTCAAATTTATTTTAGCTTTAGATACAGATACTCCTACGCAATCAAACTTAGCTCCCCAACCATTTATGAAAATTGCGCGAGTTGGGTATGCTGGCACTGAATATCCAGAGCGTAAAAAGTATATGGTGTTCTCTTCAAAACTGGGAGGCTATCAGATGTATGATGGCTGCACTACCTTCATGGATGGAACGCTGGTAGCTTCTTTTGATACTGCCCAAGCATTCAAGTTTAAGGATGAGTTTCAGAACCTCCCTTTACGTGAAGGATTGCCATATGCTTACTTAGCAGGTCTAGTTGTAGATGATATAATTAGAGTTGACTATCAAGGTGTTCCTAAAAAGGATATAATTGATAGAGGTAATTGGAGTTTAGCTGTTGCACAGTCAGACTATCCCTATCTGAATGGAGAAAGGTTTAATGCTGCTGGAGTCAAAATAGGTTATGAGCAACATGAGGTATGGTACTTAAATAAAAAATACAGAGTATTAAGCACTCAAAAGCCGATAACAGTGCCATCGGAATCCTCAGCAGATTGGTTGTTAATAACTGAAATTGAGGGTGCTGACGGTAAAGGTATCACATCAATAGTCAGTCATTATCTTGCACACCCCCTTAATACTTATGTAACAACAGCTGTAGATGGGTGGACTACAACAATTCAAACCATAAATGCAACATATAAGTATCTATGGACTTACGAAGTTATAAATTACACAACAGGAGACCCCACTATTACAACTCCTCATGTTATCGGAACATTTAGCGTTGACGGTAAGGATGGAACGGGTGTTGAGATGAAAGGTTCTGTTGAAACCTATGACGAACTAATAGCATTAATAGACAATGTAGATGGTGATGCAAGAATAGTAGATGAGACAGGTCATTTATGGGTATATGCAACGGGGAATTGGTCTGATGCAGGTGCTTTTAAGGGAGATGCAGGAATAACCCCACACATAGATGGGGGAACAGGTAATTGGTTCATTGGAAATAACGACACGGGTGTGAATGCTAAGGGTGATAAGGGTGAGCAAGGTGTTGGTGTTAATATGAAGCCAAGTGTAGCTACATTTACCGCTTTAGGTGACCTAGAAGGGAATACCATTGGAGATGCAAGAGTAGTAGACTATCACTTCAACACTGACACAGGCGAGGATGAGTATGGACATTTATATATATACAACGGCTTAGGTTGGGATAACACAGGTGCTTTTACTGGTCAAGATGGTCAAGATGGAACTAACTTCCTCCCAATGGGAGAATGGGATGAGGGAACTGAATATCAAATCACATCATTAGGTACTCCAATGGTAAAGATATACACCAATCTACAGAGAACGACTTATGAGGTATATACTTTAAATTTATTTAATTGGGTAAGCGTTGGTATAAATCAAAAACCTAGTAATCTTCCTACTAACAGTGAGGGTGAGGATGTTTGGAATCGCAGGGAAAGCATAGACTTCTTAAATATGGAAAAAGCATATATAGGGAAGTTGCAAGCTGAGTTGATAGATGCTAATCAAATTGTAACAGATGGTTTAACTGCTGAGAAGATAGAAGCTTTAGATATTAAAACTAGCAATATAGAGGTTTTGAACGGAGCTAAGATTGGTGGGTTTGAAATAGAAGGGGACTGGTTAAAAGCCCACTATGAGACAAATCCTTTTTTACC